GAAGATGAAGTTCCTGCGCGGCGGCCGCGCCGTGATCGCCACCGGCAAGGACCTCGACGTCGTCTACCAGCAGGGCGCGAGCAAGATCGAGCGCGACGTCATCCTGCGCACCCTGCCGCGCGGCATCCTCGAGCGCGCCTTCGACACCGCGAAGGCCGCGGCGCTCATGGACAAGAAGCCGGTCAAGGAGCAGATCGCTCGCCTGATCCGTCGCTTCAGCGAGATCGACGTCAACCTGCCGACGCTCGAGCGCCACCTCGGGCACCCCTTCACCGAGGAAGCAATCCGCAAGGCCGAGAAGGATCCGCGCGAGGTGTGCGCGCACTTCCGCGGCCTCATCACCGCCATCAAGGGCGGCGAGCTGGCCGCGGCCGATGCCTTCGGTGAGCCAGGGGCCGGTGGCGCCACCACCGTCCAGCCGACGAGCACCGGGTCAAACGCGGTCAGCATCGACGACCTCGAGGGCAAGGGCGAGACGCCGACCGAGTCGAAGGCCGCAACGATCCCGGCGGGCGTCTACACGAAGGAAAGTCTCGCGACGGCCGTTGCCGCTGCGGCCGACGGTCCCGACGGTCGCGACGTTACGGACGCCGAGGCCTGGGAGGCTCTCAAGGCGCTCGGCGACAAGGTCTCTGCCTCGTTCAATGGCGAGCGGAAGTTCTTCAAGGAGGCGCCGCCGAGGAGCGACCAGTGGTACGCCATCGACGCGGAGATCTCCGGGAAAGCGCTGGGCAAGCCGTCGGTCCGCGTCTACGACGCCATCGGCAAGAGGCTCACGATCACCCGCGAGCAGGTTGCGAAGCTGATCGTCGAGTTGGAGTCGTTCGCCAGGTGAGGACGACTCCTGGCACGGACGCCGCTGGCCGTCCTCGCTCTCACGGACTGAGCTCCCCAACGGGGCGGCCATGAACCGGATCCGCCGCGCCATCGCCCGCTGGGTATACGGCGCCGTGGCGTGCATTCACCACTGGGAATCCACCGGCGTCCAGCACTACGGGCTCCTGCAGCACCCGGAGTCTGATCGCCTGACACCGATGACCTCGGTGCTCCGTCGATGCCGCAACTGCGGCGACGTGATGTACGTCCCGCTCGCCGGCACCTGGTTGCTCGAGGACCTGCAGGGCAAGGACCGTCCGGCGCCCTCCGACGTCGCCGACAGCCTCATCGACGCATCGTTCAAGAAAGGGCCTGCCTCATGACCACCGCCGTGCAGACGATTGCACTCGACAAGATCGAGCTGTCAAAGACCAACCCGCGCCGGGTGCTCAACGGGCCCGCGCTCGACGAGCTCACCGCCAGCGTCAGGGCGCACGGGGTGCTGCAGCCGATCCTGGTGCGGCCCCGCGGCGAGGCGTTCGAGGTGGTCGCCGGCCACCGACGCCACACCGCGGCGACCAAGGCTGGCCTCGAGGAGATCCCTGCGCTCGTCCGCGAGCTGTCCGACCAGGAGACGCTCGAGATCCAGGTGATCGAGAATCTCGAGCGCAAAGACCTGCATCCGCTCGAGGAGGCCGCGGGCTATCAGCGGCTCATGAGGGAGCACGGCTACAAGGTCGAGCGCCTGGCCGAGCGGATCCACAAGTCGGTCAAATACATCTACGACCGCGTGAAGCTCCTGCAGCTGACGAAGGAGGTGCAGAAGCTCTTCCTCGAGGACCGCATCACCTCGGGTCACGCGATCCTGCTCGCGCGGCTGTCGCCGAAGGACCAGGCGCGCGTCGCGCTCCCGGATCGTGATGACCCACGCGACGCGCGCGGGCTCTGGGAGGAAGAGCACACTCTGTTCGACAACGAGGACGACGCGCGCGCGGAAAAGGATCCGCTCGCCGGCATGAAGGCGGTCAGCGTGCGCGAGCTGCAGTCGTGGATCGACGAGCACGTGCGCTTCGACGCCAAGGACCCGGACCCGATGCTGTTCCCGGCCGCGGCCGAGGAGCTCGCCGGCGCGAAGAAGGTCATCCCGATCACGCACTCGCACTACATCCCGCCCGAGGCGCGCGAAGGGCGCACCTACGGACCGCGCAGCTGGAAGCGGGCCGACGGCGAGATGGAGACGGATCGCTACGGCGGCCGGACGCGGAAGTCGAAGACCTGCGAGTACTCGGTCACCGGCTTCGTCGCCATCGGCCCCGACCGTGGCGAGGCCTTTGCGGTCTGCGTGAACAAGGACAAGTGCGCGACCCACTGGCCTGAGCACGTGAAGGCGAAGAAGAGTCGGGCCGCCGGCAAGAGCCCTTCGCCGAAGCAGAACGCCGAGGCAGAGAAGAAGCGCCACGAGCGCGAGCAGAAGGCCAGGGAGCGCCAGCGGCTCGTCTTCGACACTGCGCTGCCCAAGCTCGCGGCCGCGTTCGCTGCGGTGATCCAGAAGGCTTCGGTCGCGGGTCTCGTCGAAATGATCAGGCCCGATGCTCCGGACGACCAGCTCAGTGGCTTCGTGCCCCGCGGCAAGACGGCCGAGGACGCGCTTCGCTGGATCGCCTGGTGCGACATCGCCCGCGAGCTCGACAACTCCTACTGGACCGAACGGCTCGCGAAGAGACTCGGAGTGAACTACAAGCCGATCCTCGAGGCCGCAACCGCCGAGGTCGCTGCAGCTGAGAAGAAAGCGGCGGCGACCGAAAAGCCCAGTAAATCCGGATCCGGAAAGACGCGGGCGAAGGCGAGGAAGAAGAAGTGAAGTTGCACCCGCGCAAGAAGGCGATCCGGCTCGCGGTCGCTGCGGACATGGCAGCGGCGCGCGGGGACACCTACGCCATCCGGAATGCGTTCGGTGAAGTCGTCGGCGTCGGCTCCGTCGCTGAAGACCTAGGGCAAGCGGCAGGGCACTGGGCGCGTCGCGCGGCTCGTCGTGGGCAGCGCGTCAGGACCAGGAGGGCGCGGTGAGTCTCCACCTCGCGCCCGACCTCAAGCTGCCGGCCGACGCCATCACGCAGACCTTCGGCGTGCTCGCGGTGCGCGGCGCCGGCAAGAGCAACCTCGCCGCGGTCATGGCCGAGGAGATGCACAAGGCCCGGCTGCCCTTCGTCGTCGTGGATCCGGTCGGCTCGTGGTGGGGGCTGCGGAGCTCGGGGGACGGGGGTCACCCCGGGATGCCCATCCCGATCTTCGGCGGGAGACACGGCGACGTCCCGCTCGAGGAGACCGGCGGCCAGGTCATCGCCGACCTGGTGGTCGATGAGCGCGTCTCGTGCGTGCTCGACGTCTCCGAGCTGTCCGAGGGTGCGAAGACGCGCTTCCTGATCGACTTCGGCGAGCGGCTCTACCGGCGCAACAGCGAACCGCTGCACCTGTTCCTTGAGGAGGCCGACGACTACTGCCCGCAGAAGCCGTTCCGCGAGCAGGCCAGGCTGCTCCGCGTGTGGGAGAACATCGTGCGCCGCGGCCGTGCTCGAGGACTCGGGATCACGCTCATCACCCAGCGCTCGGCCGCGCTCAACAAGAACGTGCTGACCCAGGTTGAGACGCTGTTCGTCCTGCGCACGACGTCGCCCCAGGACCGCAAGGCGATCGAGGCGTGGATCCAGTTCCACGGCCAGGCGCGCGACATCCTTGAGACCCTCGACAAGCTCGCGCCCGGTGAGGCCTGGTGCTGGTCGCCGGCGTGGCTGCGCACGATGAAGCGCGTCCAGATCCGCCGGCGCGCGACGTTCGACTCGGGGGCGACGCCGAAGAACGTCCGGGGCGCGCGACCGGCGGCGACTCTGGCTGACGTCGATCTCGGCAAGGTGCGCGCCAAGATGGCAGCCACCATCGAGCGCGCGAAGGCCGAAGACCCCAAGGAGCTGCGTCGGAAGATCGCCGAGCTCGAGCGCGCCGTGAAGGCCGCGCACCATCCCGGGCCGGTGAAGGTCGAGCGCGTCGAGGTGCCTGTCATCGACGTGAAGCGGCTCGAGCAGATCGGCCTCGGGCTGCACCAGATGAACGAGAACCTCCAGGCGATGGTCCGCGGCCTCCGCAGCATGGAGCAGGACCTCGAGGGCGCGGCCGCGAAGTTCGACACCGCGCGGCGCATTGCATCCTCCCATTCTCCGGCGCCGGCGATGCACCAGCGCCTAGGCCACGCTGGAAGACCCCGGAAGAGAGGCACCGGTGTCGACGCAGCGTCGCCGGCGTCGGGGAATGGACAGGACAAGCTCGGGAAGGCGCACCGCCTGATCCTCACCGCCCTCGCGCGCTATCCCGATGGCAAGTCGCGCAAGCAGCTCGGCCCGCTCACCGGCTATCGGAGCGACGCCGGTCACTTCGGGAACCTCCTCGGCGATCTCCGCGGTCACGGGCACATCGAGGGCGAATCGAGCCTGCTGCGGATCACGCCGGAAGGCCTCGCCGCTCTCGGTCCCTACGAGCCGCTGCCTGAGCCCGGGCCAGAGCTCATCGACTACTGGACCGCCAAGCTCGGCGCGCCCGAGGCGAAGATTCTGATCGCATTGGTCGCGTCCTATCCCGGCTCGCTCTCGCGGTCCCAGCTCGGTGACGCCACTGGCTACCGCGCCGATGCAGGGCACTTCGGAAACCTCATCGGCAAGCTGCGCGGTCTCGACCTGATCACCGGGCCGAGCAGTGCGCTGCGCGCCTCGGAGGATCTCGTCGGATGAGCGGACGACCAGGCTACGTCTATGCGCGCTCCAAGGACTGGGCCTTCCAGGTCGACTTCTGGGATGGCGAGAATCACGCGGGCAGAACGATCTGTCGTGGCCTGGAGCTAGCGGAATCGATGCTGATTGCCGAGGCCCTGAACAAGTTCGGCCCGCGGTCGCTCAAGGAGCTCGATCGACTGCTCGCAGAACTCAGTTTGAAGGCCACGAGGCCAGCGGAAGTCCACGCGGAAGTCCCGATCGAGGAGATGCAAAAGAGGCTCGTCGGATTGGAAAGCGGCTTCGCCGTTCTCCTCGCCGAGCTACTTCTGCGCTCTCCATCCATCGAAATCAGGGTCGCAGTTCAGCGCGCCGAAGCGGCGTACAAGGGGAATCTCTAGCGAAGCGGATCGAGGCCGGGAGGGCGGGTTTGCCCCGGCCGACACGTTGCGCCCCCAGCTGCGTCCCGTCCGCGGCTGGGACAACAAACGCCTCTCGGATGCGAACTAGGTAGGGAGACCGAACGCACCCCATGACCGACCGCCCGGTCATCAGATTCACGGTCCGCATGATCCCGACCGCCAAAGGTCGGCCGCGCGCCTTTGCCCTCAAGGGCCGCGCGATCATGTACACGCCGGCGAAGACCGCTCAGGCCGAGCAGGACTTCATCGCGCTCGCGGATCCGCACGCTCCGGCGATCCCATTCGAAGGCCCGGTCGAGCTCGTGCTGCGCTTCATCCTGCCGATCCCGGCCTCGTGGTCTATCAAGAAACGGCAGGCGGCGCGCTTCCACACTTCCAAGCCCGACCTCGACAACTTCGTGAAGACGGTCGCCGATGCGTTGTCGAGATCCGGCCGCTGGTGGCGGGACGACTCACAGATCGCCGCGCTCAACGCCTCGAAGCAGTACGGGCCCGCCCCGCAGATCGACATCGAGATCCACGCACTCACCGACGAGCGCACAACGGCCGTGCGCCCCGTCGCTCAGACCCAGGCCGCGCTGCTCTAGGAGATCCCCATGCATCCCGACAGTCTGGGCGATGCCAAGCAGGAATCGACAGCCGAAGAGATCATCGACGACCTGTTCACCTATCACCCGCCGACGCCTGAGCAGGCCGAGAGGTACAAGCGGATCAACGAAGCCACGAAGGCGGCCGCGCTCGTGATCCACAACGAGTGCCCGCCCTCACCCGATCGCACCGCTGCCATGCGTCTGCTCCGTGAGGCACGCATGACCGCGAACGCGAGCATCGCCACGAAGAGCGGCGGGCTCTACCGGTGAAACAGATCGTCGCTATCGATTGAAAGGAGAACGCCTCGTGAAGATGGCAGGAAGGGTGATCGCTCGAGAGGTCAAGGACTTCGGAAAAGGCAAGGACGCGGAGGCGAAGGAGGTGCATTTCGCCACGCTCCGGATCGACGGCCGCGATGGCCTGCCGTCCGGCAAGTACACGTTCGCCATGACCGACGAAGAGGTCGAGAACCACGAGTACGACCTCGGCCGCATCGTCACCGGGAGTCTCGCGCCGTCGCAGGAGCAGCTCGACCTCAACGGCCGCGCTAGGGCCCGCCGCGAGCGCGACCAGACCAGCGCCAAGGCGCACTAGGCAGCCCAGGAAAGGCCCACGCAAGGATGCGCGCTCGAGGACGGATGCTCGCCTGGCGGATCAGTAAAGACCGGAAGGTGGCCGCCTTGTCGTGTCCGACCGCCCGCCTGCTCTACACCTGGATGATCGCCCACGCCGACAACCTCGGGCGGATGGATGGCGACCCGGAGATGGTCCGGCTGAACGTCATTCCGCTGGAGCCGGGCGTACGTACGGAGGATGTAAGTACGTACCTGTTCGAGATGCAGAAACAGGGCTTGATCAGGTGGTATGTGTCCGATTCCGGACAGGTCATTGAGCTGTCTGCATGGAAGAAGCATCAGCGCCTCGCTGGAAATATGAGGAAAGCCAGCGACTTCCCCGGTCCGTTCGTACAAGGTACGTACGACGTTCGCACCGAAGTAGAAGGTGAAGTAGAAGGTGAAGAAGAAGAAAAGCCAGCAGCCGCGTGCGCGCGCGCGAATTCTATAGCGCCTGAGAACCCCGCTGCTGCTGCTGGCTCGGCTGACGCCCCGAAGCACACCCCGCAGACCTTCCCTCGCGAACTCCTTGAGCAGCTCCAGGAGGAGTTCACCCAGCGCGACGTCCATGCCATCGCCGCCAAGGTGCTCACCTCTCCCCGGGTGCGGAACCCGGTTCAAGCACTGCGCTCCTGGATAGCGCAGGCCGAGCGAGAGGACACCGACCGACGAGTGCAGACGTCTGGAACGGATGCGGGCGAAACACCTGAGCAGATGGAGGCTCGATGGCGCAGAGAGGGAATCCTCAAGTGAGCGATCGCGCCGAGATCCGTCGACGCTTCTGGGCGACGTTCCTGGGCTCGAAGGTTCAAAGCGATGGGCAGGTGCCAGGCCTACGCCGCTGGCACGACGGAGCAACCCGCTTCGCCCAGGACCTGGCCAGCCTGTACGCCAACAGCTGTGCGCTGAAGGTCGAGCGGGATGGGCGAGACCCCGACGAGTGCATCCAGGCCGGCGTCACAGCGCTGCGTGCTGAGCTGCGTCGCTACGTCCCACCCGAGGAGAACGAACGCATCGACGACGTCGAGCAGCTCGCTGCCACGGTGGCCAACGACCTGTTCATCCGTCCTGGAGGTGATCTGTGATCGGAAGCGATCGCGGGTCCTCCCCAGAGATAAACAACACGGGTGCCGGCGGCGGTCGATTTTCGCCAGCGACAGCTTTGCAGGGTGACTTGACCGAACAGCATCGAGGGTCGTCCACCGCGGGGCCGGAGAGGGTCAGCGTGAACCCGATCCGGAAGGCAGTCCCGCAGGAGTCGGGTGCGGCGGCCCCCGAGAGAACAGGGAGGGAGTGACCAGGTGGACGCCAGGGCGATCGACCCCGAGTGGCAGGAAGCGGCAGGGGAAGGCCAGGGACCGCGCAGGCCAAAGGGGGTCAAGGGCAGGCCTCGCGGGAGGTGGCGGGAGCACTGCGGTTGGTGCGGCGGCCTCCACACCGAGGGCGAGTGTCGGGCAGCGCCGGCGCTCGTCGACGAGTCGATCAAGGTGGAGCACCGGGGCGGGAACGGGCCCTACACGGGGCCGGCCAGAGTGCGCGTTCTTCCACCGGGCGTGGGGCGATTGGACCTGGTGGCCGCCGGCGAGGCCTCGATGACGGCGCTCGAGGTGGGGCGGATCCGCGGCCGCGCGTCTCGGTGGGCGACCAAGCGCGGGACGTTCGCGAGAGAGCAGGAACCGATGAAGGTGGCGCGATGCGCGCGGTGCGGTGAGACCGGTCACTTCGCGATCTCGTGCTTCCGGTCACTGAATCAGACCTCGATCGCAGGGAGGTGATCGTCATGGGACGACTGCAGGAGGCGCTCGATCACGCGGTCGAGCAGCTCGAGCACCACAAGGCGGCGGCGGCGAAGTACGCGAAGCAGGCGTCGGCGCTGCGGCAGATGGTGAAGGACAAGGCGGTCGCTGAGGCGCTCGACGAGGTCATGAGCGCCCCGCGTCCTCGACGCCCGAAGTCGGCCGACGACGTCGCCGCACAGCCGAAGCAGCGGAAGTGCTCGAACTGCGGCAAGCCTGGGCACATCGCGCGGAAGTGCCCGAAGGCCTACGAGCCGCCCGATCCTCCGGCGCCCACCTCGGCCACGGTGCAGGTGAAGTCGATGAGCGTGACGCGGATCCACAAGCCGTCGGCCGACGATCCCGTCCCGGTGACGCAGCTCGCGGTCGAGCTGAAGGTCAACATCAAGCGGCTCTGGACCGCGCTTCGTGAGCAGAAGATCGATCCGCTCATGGTGAGCGGTGTCGCGCACGTGAAGGCCGCCGACGTCGAGCGGGTCCGCCAGGCGGTGGCGGCATGACGCGGCCGCGGATTCATCTCTCGCATGGGACCGGCGAGGCCGGCGCAGTGTTCCACGGCCTCGGGCTGCCGTTCGGAATCACCGAGCAGGACATCGGCTGGTGCCCGTGCATCGGGCGCTCGAGGCGCGCGCCGAACCTGTGGGAGCCCGAGAAAGTCTGGCCCGACACGGTCGACGCGGCCTGGGCGGTGTGGCTCACCGACGGTGTCTCGAGTTATCACGAGGGGCTGGTGATGCTCGACCAGGAAGGTCCGCGGGCCGACGAGCTCTGGAGCGATGACGAGACGGTGCGCAATACCCGCGTCACCGCGTTCCGCAAGCAGATGAACCGAGTCGAGCGCGCGCTCGCCATGCGCACGCGGGTCGGCTGGTACGGGATGCCGGGACGGTTCTGGTACGCGCCGGCGAGCTACGACCAGGACTGGGTGAGGAACCTGCGGATCGGCGACGTGTTCCGCTCGCAGGACGTGATGATGCCGTGCTGCTACTGCCTGAAGGAAGAGCCCTCGATCGGTGCGGGTTCGGCGCTCGAGTACTTGGACCACGTGCTGACGGTGTCGACGACGATCGCGCGGCGTTACCAGAAGCGGTTCGCGCCGATCGTCTCGTTCCGGCTGTTCGGTGGCATCCCCGATAACGAGTCGGTCGTGCTGCCCGACGAGATCCTGGTGCCGTGGTGGGAGCGGGTCATGCGCTACCAGCCGGACGACGTGATCCTGTGGTCGAACGAGAGCCGCTGGGGATTCGAGGCGGGGATCCTGCGCGCGAAGCTCGGGCGCCAGCTGACGGCCGACGAGACCGACAAGGTCGAGGCCGAGGGGATAGCGCGGATGAACCGGTATCTCAAGCTGCTGCGGGAGGTGGCGGCGTGAAGATGTTCGAGGTGGCGATCTTCGCGAAGGTGCAGGCCAAGTCGCGCGAGGAAGCATGGCATCGCGTGATCGAGGACTTCTCGGTCGCCGACATGCACGCCTGCGCGCGGCGGGTCATCGTCACCGACTTCCAGGGGCACCTCGACGGACCCGACGACATCCTCGTGATCAAAGACACTGGCGAGGTCGGTGGGTCTTTCACGGTCAAGTTGAGCGGTTGCGCCAAGTGCTGGGACTGGAAGCCGTCACCCACCAGCGGCAACGCGAGAACATGCACCGACTGCGGGCGGGTCGTATGACCGACGTCTTCGTGAAGGTGTGGGCGTCGAGCCGGATGCGTCTGGCGATGGCGTGGGCGGTGGTCGAGCGGCTGGCGATGATCCCGAGCGCGAACGTGCGGATCATCTACGCCTATCCGAGCCACCGTCTCGGACTCTCGATCGGTGACCTGGGCAGCGAGACCTGGGCGATCGCGCGCTCGGCCGTCGTCCTCCGCGGCGAGAACTTCTGGGTCACCTCGAAGCAGTACGCCGAGGACCAGGCGGAGTCGCCGATCTACGTCGTGATCGACGACGACCATCTGCCGATCGGGCGGACGTGGCTCGAGGACGGTGTCTCGGCGCTCGAGGCGCATCCGGAGTTCTCGATGCTGAGCTCGTGGTCGATCAACGGCGAGGTGCCGGCGAACAATACTGGCACCCACGACCCCGACGTGTTCGAGGTCGTGAATCTCGGCACGCCCTACTTCGTTCGCAAGGGCGCGCTCCGCACGCTGCCCGCCGGCGACGATGGCGGCGCGGCGACGTACGACGGAATCCTCTCCGACCACGTTCGCAAGCAGGGCCGGATCGGGTTTCTTCGGCGATGTCGACACAACCATTTGGGCTGCGGCTATTCGCAGGTTGTCAGTGGGCATTGGTCAGCATGACCAGGACCAGGCAGGTCCGGGCTTGGCGTGTCGCGACAGCGCCAGTTCGGGCACGGCAAGGCTTGTCCGGGCCAGGCAAGACCAGGTCTGGCGGCGCGCGATCAGGTTAGGCGAGCCGAGGCGAGGGATTCTCAACCGAGGGAGGTAGTCAGTGCTGAAGATTGAGGTCGATCTGGTTGGCGTCGCACCGTTCAGCTTCTCCGCCCCGATCAAGAGCCCGAAGAACACGGGCGAGACCGGCGATGCATACGAAGAGCGCACCTGGCGCGAGCGTGCGCACGCTGACGCGGACGGCGTTGCGTTCATTCCGCCGCAGGCGCTGAAGAACTGTCTGAGCGACGTCGCGCGGTTTCTTTCTGAGAGCGTTCCTGGGAAGGGAAAGGCGACGTACACGAAGCACTTCGAGGCGGGCGTCATGGTGATCGACCCGCTGTCGCTCGGCGTCCCGGCGGACAAGATCCCCTGCGAGCGTCTCTACGTGCCGTCCGACGGACGCCGAGGTGGCGGCAAGCGCGTGTGGAAGAACTTCCCAACGCTGCCGACGTGGCAGACGCACGCGACGATCTACGTGCTCGATATCGTCCTGGTCGACAAGCCGGACAAGGTGAAGGAGTACCTGGTGCACGCTGGCAAGTTCATCGGCATGGGCAGATTCCGTCCGCGGAACAACGGGTTCTATGGGCGCTTCGAGGCGCAGAACTTCGAGGTGGTGAAGAACGGGAAGTAAGGCACGGTAGGGCGGGGCGTGTCTCGGCTGAGCTCATCACGGCGCGGCCAGGCAAGTCTCGGCAGGGCGCGTCTGGTCATAGCTTGGCACCGCTTGGCGTGGCTCGGTGACGCGACGCGCGGCAAGGCAAGGGCAGCACCGAAAAGGGGAGGGTGGTATGGAACACCACGAGACCAAGCGATGGCCGGCAGTCCCTGGGTTCGCGCGCGAGACGGCGCAACTCATCAGCGCGCTGAAGGACGGCAAGCCGGGCGACGTGCTGACGGACGAGCATCTCAGTCGAGTGATCGAGCGCGATTGCTCGAACGGAGGCGACGGGCGCCGCTACGTGCTCAGCGCTTGCAAGTACCTCCTGCGCACGCACGGGGTCGCATGGGAGCGAGTGAAGGGAGAGGGCTCGATCAAGTGCCTGTCGGCCGACGAGCGGCTTGAGAGCGCGAAGGGGTCTGGTGCTCGCGGCCGTCGCTGGGTGAAGAAGGGCATGGCGACGATGCCGCCGATGGACGATCTCGCTCCAGACAAGCGATCTGACGCGCTCCTGACCGCCGCGCAACTCGGCGGGATGGAGATGTTCTCGCGCGCGCAGACGAGAAAGCAGCTTGAAGGCGGAAAACTTCCAAACCTCAAGGCGCTGTTGGAGAGGGTCCCGAAATAAACATGGCGAGTCCAATCTGGGCGCGTTCGAGCACGGCGCGGCGTGGTTTGGCAAGACCTGGAGAGGCAGGACATGTCGAGTCTCGGCCAGTCAACGCACGGCATCGCAAGGCGAGGATTTGAAAATGCACAACGAGCACGGCTGGACCGTCGTCGACGACGCCGGCAGCGAGGTCGAGCTCCAGCGGCTCCTGTTCTCGCTGGTGTGCATGTTGAAGCCCGAGCTCGTGGTCGAGACCGGCACCTACCGCGGCTACGCGACGCAGCAGCTTGGGCTCGCGGTGAAGCGGAACGGGTTCGGGCGCGTGGTCTCGTGCGACACGAACGAGGCGATGCTCGAGGCGGCGCGCGGACGGGTGCGGTCGCTCCCGGTCGAGCTCCGCTGTTGTCGCGGCGCTGACCTGGCGGAACTTCGCGAGGCGGACTTCGTGTTCTGTGACAGCGACTACCCGTGCCGCGCGGGGGAGCTCGAGCTCGTGAAGCGCGGCGCGGTCGTGCTCATCCACGACACGCGGATCTCCTATCACTCCGACTACGAGCCGCTCGAGGGCCTGGTGCGCTCGCTCGGCGGGATCTGCTTCGACAGCCACCGCGGCTGGGGTTTGTTGAGAAAGGGGAGCTGATGCGAGACCTCATCCTCATCGTGATCGGGTTCCTGATCGGAGTCTTGGTCGCCTGGAGGCCAGAGCGGTGGAAAGCGCCGCAGGGCTGGATGGTCTCGAGCCTGGGCCGTCGGCGTGACCAATGAGCCTGAAGCCGGAGTGGATCTCTCAGGCCGAATGCGCTCGGCGGATGGACGTGACGCGCGCGGCCGTGGGGGTGATGATCCAGAGCGGGCGTCTGTCGAAGGACGACCGCGGACGGGTCAACTGGACGACCGCGCGCGAAGAGTGGGAAGCCAAAACCCAGCATGAGAAGCGCCACAATGGTCGGCTGCGCGAGGCTCCGCTTGCAGCTACGGCCACGCTGGCCACGTACAAAGCCTCGCATGAGGAATGGCGCGCGAAGACGGCGGAGCTGGAGTACAGGAAAGCCGTCGGCGAACTGGTGGAGCGCGAAGTGGTAAAGCGCCGCTGGTCCGATCTCGCCCGGCGCACGCGGCAGCGGATTGAATCGCTCCCAGATCGCCTAGCGGGCGAGCTTGCCGCGATCGACGACCCGATCGAGGTGCACCGGATTCTGAGAGAGGAGATCCGTGTCGCTTGCGCTGAGATCGCCGCGGGAGACTGACACCGGCGACCTAGAGGAAGCGTTCTTCCAGTCATGGGAGCCCGAGCCCGAGCTAACGGTCTCCCAGTGGGCCGACCAGCACCGCTGGTTATCGTCAGTCGCGAGCGCCGAGCAAGGACGATGGCGCACCTCGAGAACGCCCTACCTGCGCGAGATCATGGACAAGCTGAGCGTCAACGATCCGACGCAGATCGTGTGCGTGATGAAGGCCGCGCAGCTCGGCTTCACCGAGGCCGGCATCAACTGGGTCGGCTACGTGATCCACCACGCGCCCGGGCCGATGCTGGTGCTACAGCCGACGCTGGAGATGCTGAAGAAGGTCTCGAAGCAGAAGCTGGCGCCGGCGATCGCGGCGACGCCGGCACTTGCCGAGCTGATTGGCCCCTCACGCGAGCGCGACTCGGGGAACACGATTTTCACTAAGGAATGGCCAGGCGGGATCTTGATGATGGCCACCGCGAACTCGCCGGCAAGCATGCGCATGATGTCGGTGCGCTACCTGTTCCCGGACGAATGCGAGGCTTACCCAGGAGATGTTGGCGGCGAGGGCGATCCCATCGAGCTCGCCATGATGCGCACGGTGACGTATCGCAGCCGGCGCAAGTGTTTCTGTCCGTCGACTCCGGGTGACCGCAACCACTCCCGCATCGAGGACATGGTCAGAGCGAGCGACCAACGCCGCTACTACATCCCCTGTCCCGAGTGCGGGCACATGGACTTCCTGACCTTCACCGGTTTCGGCGACTACTGCGCACAGGAGGACGCCGGGCATCATTTCATCAGCTGGAAGCGGACGCCGATCGACAACCCGGACGCCCGCGGGGCCACCGAGACACACCATCCCGAGACCGCCCACATGGTCTGCTCAGGCTGCAAGGCGAGCGTCCCGTCGAGCAAGAAGGCCTGGATGGTCCAGCGCGGCGAGTGGCGCGCGACGGTTCCGGAGAAGGCGAACGGGCTGGTCGCGGGCTACCAGATCTCGGCGCTCTACACGCTCATCGGCCAGGAATGGTCCGAGATCGTCTCCGACTTTCTGAGAGTGAAGAACGACCCGATCAAGCTGAAGGTCTGGGTCAACACCGTGCTCGGAGAGACCTGGGAAGAGCGCGTCGGGATGGTCGGTTGGAAAGCTCTCCAGGCGCGGGTCGAGGACTACCCCGAGGGGCCGGAGCCAGACTCTGAGCAGCGCATTCCGAACGGTGTCGGAGTGCTCGTCGCCGGCATCGACGTGCAGGCCAATCGCGTCGACTGGTCGGTCTGGGGATTCGGTGAGGGCGAGGAGTCCTGGCTGATCGCGACCGCAGAAGAGCCGGGCGATCCCACGAAGCCGGAGCCGTGGATGGCCCTCGATCGTATCCTGACCGACACGTTCATCCACGAGAGCGGTCAGCCGATGAAGATCCAGTGCGTCGCCGTTGATTCAGGCTTCGCGACCGACCAGGTGTACAAGTTCTGCAGCGCGCGGCTCGCGGCTGGCCGGCGCGTCTATCCCGTCAAGGGCGGTGGCGAATACGTCGGGCCCCTGGTCGGCCAGCCAACGCGGCAGAAGGGCTACCACATCCCGCTCTACACGCTGTGCACGGGGACCGGGAAGCGCACGCTCTACTCGCGACTCGCCATTCAAGAGATCGGCCCTGGCCACGTCCACTTTCCTCGCTGGCTGGAGCGGAACGACGAGTTCTTCCTGGAGCTGACGGCGGAGCGCCCCGTGTGGAAGTTCGTCAAGGGCAAGGGCTCGGTCGAGACGTGGGATCCGATCCGCGACGACAACCACGAGCTCGACAAGGCGGTATACGCGATGGCAGCTCTGTACATCCTCGGCCGCGGTCGCTGTCCGATCTGGCTGTGGGCACGCGCGGCCGAACTGGCGAAGCCGCTCGTCGGTGCGCCCCCGCCGGAGCCCGATTCGGGGATCCGCATCCCGCCGGCGTTGCAGCGGCCGCGGCGGAGGAACTGGGTAACCGGTTGGAACCGGTGAGAATCCGCTATTGACTTTCGCCACGCGCGAGGGGTAGTATCTCAATTGTTCAAACAGCGACCGCAGGCGCTGAGTCCGGCGGACCATGGATCGGCGGGGTGCCGATCGAACGAAAGGAATCCAGCAATGACCGCTCTCAAAGCCCCTCGCCTCGTCCGCGTTCGACTGGTCGCCGTCGAAATGGAAGTCACGCTCGAAGGGGCTCCGCAGATCACCAGTCCTTCCGATGCTGCGGCGATCGCCCTCGCAGTGCTTCCGACCGATCGCGAAGGCGTTGCCGTGATCCATCTCGACACTCGGTCCCGCGTCCGTTCGGCGGAACTTGCGTCGATCGGAATGCTAGACGCGGCGATGATGCACCCGCGCGAGGTGTTCAAGGCGGCGATTCTCGCGAATGCGGCGCGCATCATCGTCGCTCACAATCACCCGAGCGGCGATCCTGAGCCGAGCGACGCCGACTACGACATGACGGAACGGCTGGTGAAGGCTGGCGAGATTCTGGGAATCGAAGTTCTCGACAGCCTGGTTGTCGCCGGTCGCAAGGTGGTGTCGATCCGAGAGCGGGGCGCGCGATGAGCGCGCCTCGCCGTTCGGTCGAGGGATTCCTGTCGCGGAGGATCCAGTCGATCCTCCCGCGGGCCCTGGTGATGCGAGAGGCGGACGGGTCGTTCGTGCTCGAGGGGGGCGACATGGAGTCTGTTGGGTTGGGGAACACTTTCAACGATGCAAAGCAAGCCGTCGAGGCCCTCATCAGCGTGGCGGGAGCTCGGGAGGTCCCGCCGCTGGGCAGCGCCGAAAGGCGCGTGTACGGCTGGAAGCGAAAGGGGGGATAACCGTGAATGCGAGAAAGGTGGAGATCCGATTCGAGGGCCCGAACGCGAAGCCCTGGCGGCTCTACTGGTCGTGCACCGACGATCTGGCAACCGAGGATCGGTTCGCCACGCTCGAGGAGGCGGGCAAGGCGGCCTGGCAGCTGATCGAAGAGCTCGAGGACGACGACGCGGAGGCCGAGCTTGCCGCGCAGTGAGAAGCCATACGCGATGAAGAAGAAGGCGACCGCGCTCGGCCTGCTGCGGATCGAGGCTGGATTCAAGCAGGGCGCGGCTGCTGAGCAGCTCGGGATCCACGCAACGAGCCTCAGCAACATCGAGCGCGGAGCCGTGCCTGCGTCCGAGGAGCTGCTCGACCGGATGGCCGAGCTCTACAAGCGCTCGCGTCTGACAGTCGAGCGGGCGTATCGTGACGGCCGGCGGCACCAGTTCCAGGTGAGGGAGGGGCTCTGATGAATTGGGCCGAGAAGAATGGGCTCGACGACGCCATACAGGACAGCCATGTCCAGGACGCTCTGAGAGGCGCCTTCAAAGAGCACGAGAGGACCCATCCAGGCACCACCATCGATGAGTTCAACGAACTGCCGATCGCTTCAAAGATCCTTCTCTACGGACAGGCCGCGTCGCGTCTGCCGTTGTACGTGCCTGAGTACGGGGAATGGATCATGGGGCGCATACGGATTCGCAACGAGGCGCTCCGGCCATCCGATGTTCAGGAGATGGATTGGGCGGATGGCGGTCATGAAGTCGGCCAGAGGGACTGCGTCGCATGCGATCCCGTGAGAGGCTACCCGAAGGCGCACACGTGCGGCGGCCTACTGCACCGGGCTCTCATCGAAGAAGACGACGACGGCAATTACCACTACGAGGCTAAGTGCGACAACTGCGGGCTTGTGGAGCGCCTTGCGGACGAAGACCAATGACCGTCCGCGAGTTCATCGAGAAGCTGCAGGCGTTCGAGCCGGACGCCGTCATCCTGGCCGAGTACGACGGCGGCTATTCGGATCCGGGTCTATGGCGGGAGGATCTAACGCTCTTCAAAGGCAAAACGCGGACCGAACCTTTCTGGGGCGATGCGGGAACCTACGCCCCGGCCGGGTACGAGGTGCTCAAGGGCCCGCAGAACGTCGTCGTCGTATCCTTCGCACGCGCGTCGGATGAGGAAGACGAAGGCGTGCGGGAGGAGACGGCATCATGAGCGCTCTCGGAGTTCTGAACGGAACCGCAGTCGAGATCGGGACGCTGTCGGACGACGGCGTGCGCGTGCGAATCGTCCAAGTCTCCATGATCGGCGGCGAGACCAAGGTCATCGAGACCGACGTGCCCCCCGACAAGGTGGGTGCCGAAGTGGGGCTCGGCGGCGTGCTGCTTTGCTCCGACGGCTCGGTGTGGATCCTGAACACTAACGCGCTGACCTGGGCTCTGGTGGCCGAGAACGCAGCGCTACTCGTCGCCGGCGGCGGGGAGTCGTGACGCAAGCGCTGCTGGATCGGATCGCGAAGGACTGCGGCTGGCGGGACGCGAACCAGATGTTCTGGGCGGTCAGGCTCTACGGCTTCGGGCCCGGGCCGATGGCGCGCGATCGCGCTCTTCTCGAAGCGACTGCGGTCGATGTCGAGGCTCTGATCCGACGCGATCTAGCGATGGGGCCGGGGTAGTTCAGGCGTCTCAGGAGGAGAGGACTTCAGCGGCATCATCGGCGCGGTCGTCCGAACTCGCGAACCCCGGCAGCCGGGGGCAGGGCGACCTGCTCCCGGCTCGTCACTTCAGTGTCGCCTCGGCCTGTCGCACGGATCCGGCGAAGGTGACGGGCTCGGCGCCGGCGACGGAGATGGACACGGGATCGGGACGTTGATCACCGACTTCAACGACCCGTAGTGGACGACCTCCTTCTGCGTGCAGCCGGGGCGCGTGGGCCTGTCGGTGCCGCAGCTGGCGGCCATCACGAGAACGACGATCAGCAACGCATAACGGCGCATCTCCGTTACCTCCAGGTGGGGATCCAGATCTTTCGGCCATCCGGAAGGATCACCACGCGCCATCCTTCCGTGAAGAAGACACCCGCGCGAGTCGTGTCAGCCGCCCTGCCCTGGAGGTCCCTCAAGGCGAAGCGAGGTCCGTGATGGGGGCGGGGCGGATGACGTCGGGAGGGGGGAGCGTCGTCACCTGCAGGACGTTCGAGATCCCCGAAATGTTCGGAACCTCGTCGAGGGTCTTGATCGCAAACCAGTAGGTGGTCGAAGGCGTGAGCCCGGTGATCGTCAGAGAATCGATCGTGCCGGGTGCCAGCGGGATCTTGACCGGCGGGCCGAGCCAGCGCGTCGCGCCCGAGAAGTTCGCCGCGGTGATAGCGGACGTCGAGTAGCGGATGTCATAGCTCGAGGCCTGGCCGGTCAACGAGTCATCGCCGACCGTGGTCCACCGTAACGTGGCCGACGTCGACGTCACCGTTACCGCGGCCGCCGGATGTGCCGCTCCGAGGAGCGCACATACCAGGGCCAAGATCAGAACGACGGAGCGCTTCGCATCCATGCGTGCCTCCCCGGTTGGCTGCCCGTCGTCGCTGGTATGAGCGGCGCCCGCGTTCCGGGTCCAGCTCATCCTCGTTCCCGAGCTCGACGAAGCAGCAGACGACAACCATCGGAGGCCGGATGGTCATCCTCGTCGGCGCCTGGGGGCCAGCACGGTAATACCGTAATGGTCGGGCGCCGGATCGCGTCTCTAGATTGCGGTTCATGGCTGAACGGCTCACCGCCATCCCAGATCACATCAACGCCGGCACGTCCCTCGAGCTGACGCTTGGCTGGTCGGACTACCCAGCAGACGCCGGCTGGGCCCTGCAGCTCTACTTCAACGGGCCTGCAGCGAACTCCGTCGTGATCGAGAGCGGGGAGGTCGTCGCGAATGCGAAGTCCTTCGACGTCGCGATTTCGACCGCCAAGACCTCGCAGATGGGAACCGGGGCGCCGGCCGACGGCGTCGGGCTCCACTGGGTCGCTCGCCTCACGAAGGGCGGCGTGGTCAAGGACGCGGAGGAAGGCGACGTCACAGTCGACCCTGACCCCGCGACTGCCGGGGCCTACCAGAGCCAGGCCGAGAAGGACCTGATCGCTGTCAATGCGGCGATCACTGCGCGGCTCGCTGGGAACGGGATCGAGTCGTACCAGATCCTCGGACGTGCGGCGACGTTCTACAGCCTCAAGGACCTCTATGCGATTCGGGCCTCGCTCGAGGCGCGCGTCGCCTCTGAGAAGCGGGGCGGCGCCTTCGGTCCCACCGTCCTCCCGACGTTCATGCCCGCATCATGAAGATCCGCCAGCGCATCCGAGCCGCGTGGCAGGCCCTGAGGGGGCGCGCCCCGCGGAGATATGGGATCTGGGACGGCGCGCAGTCGAATCGGCTCTTCCAGGACTGGGTCGCGACGGCGCTGCCGGCGGACGAGGAACTCCGCTGGTCGATCAGGCGCCTGCGCGACCGCTCGCGCGAGCTGTCGCGGAACAACCCGATGGCCCGCCGCTATCTCGCCCTGGTGGCGGACAACGTGATCGGGCCGTGCGGTATCACGCTCCAGGCGCAGGTGAAGAACAACGACGACCGCGTGAACGATCTGTTCAACCAGCGAATCGAGGCGGCCTGGGCTGAGTGGTCTGAGCGCCCGACGCTGGACGGCCGGCTCTCGCGCGTGCGCCTCGAGCACCAGCTGCTGAAGTCGGTGGCCCGTGACGGCGAGGTCTTCGTTCGGCTGTGGCGCGGATACACCGGCAACCGTTTCGGGTTCGCCCTCGAGCCAATCGACGCGGACATGCTCGACGAGGAGTTCAACGTCTCCCCGGCGCCCGACCGGAACGAGATCCGGATGGGGATCGAGCTCGACGGCAAAGGCCAGCCGGTCGCCTATCACTTCTGGAGCGAGCCGCCGGCTTCAATGATGGCCACCGGCAGCCGGCGCAAGATCCGCGTCCCCGCCGACGAGGTGATCCACCTCTACGATCCCGAGCGCGTCGGGCAGAGCCGCGGCGTGCCCTGGATGGCCGCCGTCATGGCCGACATGAAGATGCTCGACGGCTACGAAGAAGCCGCGCTGGTGGCGGCGCGCCTCGGTGCGATGCAGACCATGTGGTTCGTCCAGACGGACGAGACCGCCGCGCCGCCGACCGGCGACGAACAGAACAAGATCCCGATGAACGTTGAGCCCGGGCAGATGGACTTCGCACCGCCCGGATACAAGCCCGAGGTGGCGAGCCCTGCGTATCCCCACACGAACTACGCCGAGTTTGTGAAGGAGGCGAAGCGGCGGATCGCGAGCGGGCTGCTCGTCGCCTACAACTCGCTGAGCGGCTCCCTCGAGGACATCAACTACTCGTCTTTCAAGGCCGGGCTTTCGATCGAGCGCGACGGCTATCGCTCACTCCAGCACTGGTGGGTTGGCTCATTCGAGTCCCCGGTCTATCGCGAGTTCATGGCGATGGCGCTGCTGGTCGGCGCGGTCAGCCTCGATTCACGCCTGCCCGAGAAGTTCATGAACGTGAAGTGGTCGCCGCGCGGCTGGCCGTCGATCGAGCCCCTCAAGGAAGCCCAGGCCGGCATCGCGTCGATCAAGAGCGGGCTCTCGTCGCGCACCAAGGTCCTCGCCGAGCAGGGGCTCGACCTCGAGGACATCTTCGAAGACCTCCAGCGCGAGCAGGTGCTCGCGGACCGCCTCGGCATCGACGTCACCGGCGAGAAGACGGCAACAACCCAAACGAACGAAGGGGACGACGACGGCAAGAAGCCGACGCCGGAGCCCGGGACCAATGGATACGGCGGCCGGATTGCGGCCGTCATCTCGCCAGGGAGGCGATCGTCATGAAGAAATATCCCGGCAAAGGCTACGGCTTCGTCGCCTGCAGCATTCAGCGCGTCGCTCCCAAGGAAGACACCGAGGAGGCGCGCTACGAGATCAAGGTTTCCGATGAGACGGAGCTCGAGCGCTCGTTCTTCGGAATGACGTTCCGAGAGGTCATCGACCATTCGCCGAGCTCCGTCCAGCTCGACCGCCTGTCGAGCGGCCGCGCGGCGTTCCTGTACGAGCACGACCCGAAGGATCAGATCGGCGTGCTCGAGAACCCTCGCCTCGAAGGGCGCGCGCTCTATGCCGACGTGCGCTGGGCGAGCCACGACCGCGCGCAGAGCGTGCGGCAGATGGTGGACGAAGGCATCCGTCCAAACATCAGCGTCGGCATGTCGCAGAAGCGCGTGAAGCTCGTCGAGGAGAACGCCAAGAAGGGCGACCTCTGGCGAGTGTTGTCGTGGGAACCGATGGAGGCCTCGTCCGTCGCGATCGGGAACAACCCGAACGCGGCGTTCACTGGGTACGCCCAGGGTGAGCAGGCACAGCTGCACGTCGAGGTGGTCGAGGACGACCCACCCGTAACGATCCATGGAGGGAAGAAGACCATGAAGCACGTCCGCACGGATTCGGGCGGGGTCATCGAAGTCGCCGACGACGACCAGCGCCAGGCGCTTTCCGAAGTCGAGATGGCGAACTACCGCAACTCCGAGATCTCGGCGTTGTGCCAGCGCTACGGCGTCTCGGCTCGCGCTCATGAGTACATGCAGCGCGGCCTGACCGTGGAAGCGGTCGCGGCCGACATCCTGCAGCGTCTGACGCCCGGTGCGCCGCCCGTTCGCGGCAACGGCGATCAGACGGATCTGCTGAAGAACGTGCCGGGCAAGGACCGCCACCAGTACAGCTACGTGAAGGCGATCCTCGAGGCCGCCGACAACGGCAAGCTGACCGGGATCGAGCGCGACCTCGATTCGGAACTGCGTCACCAGCAGAAGAACCTCGGCATGTACGCCAAGGTTCAGAGCGGCAACGGCGTCATGCTGCCGCTCGACCTGCGCACTGACGAGGAGCGGATGGCGCGGTACGCGCTCAACTCGGTGGTCGCCACGAAGGGCGTCGAGACGGTCTTCGATCGCCCGGGCGAGGTGATCGAGCTGCTGCGCAACCAGACCGCCGTCGTGCGACTCGGTGCGCGTCTCCTGACCGGCCTGACGTCGCCGATCGCGTTCCCGAAGCAGACGGGCGCGATGACCGCCACGTGGGTCGGTGAGAATCCGGGCTCGGCCGTCGCGGCTTCGGATCTGGCGCTGGGGCTCGTGACGCTGACGCCGCGCTGGCTGCAGGCGACGACCAGCATCTCGCGGCAGCTGCTCATCCAGGCCTCGGTCGACATCGAGGGCATGGTCCGCAACGACATCGCGAAGATCCACGCGATCGCGATCGACCGCGCGGCCATCCACGGCCAGGCGGGCGGCGCCGGCGCCGAGCCCAAGGGCGTCTACGTGTGGCAGGACGTCCAGCAGAAGGCGATGGGCGGCGCCATCGACTACACCGAGCTGACGGCCATGATCGGCCTCGTCGCCGCGAAGAACGCGCTCGACGGGACGCCGGGCTGGCTGACCACGCCGGGCCTCGCTGCGAAGTGGCTCGCGACGTTGGACTTCTCGGCCGCGGCCGCGGGTCAGGCCATCTGGCAGGGCCGCATCGACACCGGTGGCCCTGGTGGCCGGGTTGCGGGTTACCCGGCGTTCAGCTCGAACCAGGTCTCCGCGACGATGACCGGCACTGCCGGCGCTGTCGTGGGCGGGTCCGACCAGGGGCTCATCTTCGGAAACTGGGACGACATGATCGTCGGCATGTTCGGCGCGCAGGAGATCATCGTCGACCCGTACACGCTGGCGGACAAGGGCCTCCTGAAGCTCACCAGCTTCCAGGGTGCCGACGTGATCATCCGTCACGGCGAGTCGTTCGCCGTCGCCACCGGCGGAACCACGGCGTAAGCCAATAACTGAGGAGTGGGGGGCGGGTGATGAGCCCGCCCCCGAGCTCCGGAGGAAAGAGGCGATGCCGAAGATCAAAGTTCTCACCGCGCACAACGTGCTGGGCATGGGGGGAGTTCCCGCGGGGACGATCCTCGAGGTCGACGAGTACGAGGCGCGGCGCAAGGTGCAGATGGGATACGCCGAGCTCTACACCGAGCCCGAGCCTCCTCCTGCCATCGAGCCCGAGCCTCCCGTCGACGCCGCACCGGAGCTGGCAGCGGCCGACGAAGAGGAGCAGGCCGAGGACTCACCCGACAAGTCGACGAAGCCGCACAACAAGAAGAAGTAATCACGGAGGCGTCCCCTCCAGGGAAGGAGATCAGCAATGCCGTCAATCGCTCGTGCAGCTGCACTGCTCACGCCGCTTGCGAGCGGCGTCACCGCCGCCGCCACGGTGAGCTCCACGGTGACCGGCGCGGCCGTCGACTGCGACGGCATGGCCGGGTCCGTGATCTTCACTCAGCAGGTCGGAACGGTGGGCGGCACCACGCCCACGCTCGACGGGAAGGTGCAGGAATCCGCCGACGGTTCGACCGGCTGGACTGATGTTGCCGGCGCGACGGCCACAACGGTCAGCGCGTCGACGAGCAACCAGAACATCGTCGTCGATCGCAGCGCGACGAAGCGATTCCTCCGGTACATCGGAACGATCGCCGGGACGTCGCCGACGTTCGCGCTGCAGGTCACCTGCAACGCCTTCAAGGCGTACCGGTAACCCGAAGAAAGGACTCGACGGGTCATGGCGGAGACGTTCTTCCAGGATGGAGATGTGCAGGCGCTCATCGATGGCGCCGGCGGCGTCTCCGTCACCGTCGGGTCGATAGATGGCTGAGACCTTTTTCGGCGAGGCCGACATCCTCGCAATGATGGCCGGACCGTTCGGTGTCGACGTCACCGTCGGCGCGACGACCGCGAGGGGCATCCGCGACGTCCAGGACGAGGAGCTGCTCCGCGGGGATGGGGCAGTCCTCGTCGGTCGCGTGGTCTCGGTGGTCGTGAAGACCGGAACGTTCAGCGGCTTGGCCGAGGGCGTGGCGATCACGGTCGAGGGAACGGTGTATCGAGTGATCGATCAGCACCGCATCGAAGACGGCGCACTCACGCGCGTGCGCTGCGCGCTGGTTTGAGGACCTAGATGGCGACTCGGGCTCTGGCGATTCGCGACGCGATCATCACCGAGCTGTTGAAGATCGGCGTGACGCCTGGCAGCGGATGGGAATCCGGCGCCGGCGCCCCGCAGGTCCTCCCAGGTCGGCCGCGGCGCGACGCGATCCCCGAGACGCCCGAGCGGCAGCTGTGGGTCCAGCACGGTCGCACCGAGGCGAAGCTCGAGGGCTTCAGCGCGGCGGGCGGCATGTACCGGGCCACCTTCATTGTCTGGATTGCCTGCCCGGACTCGCTCGCGGGGATGGATCTCGTGTCCAAGCTCGAGCGTGACGTGCGGCGCGCCGTTCAGAACGGCGAGGGGACGCTGCAGGGGCCGACGCTCGCCAACGCTGGCGTCTTTGAAGACGTTTTCGAGGCACGCGACGACATGGCGCAGGCGGGCGTCTATGTCGGGACCGTCGCCGTTCTCGCTGAGTTCCTGACCGCCAAGGGAGATCCGTAGTCATGGGACTCGGCAAGGATGCCTTTTGGCAGATCGAGAAGGAGACGACCTACGGCACGGCGATCGCCGCGCGCTGCAAGTCGGAGCTCGAATCCGAAGACCTGCAGATCGACGTCGACGACATCGAGGACACCAGCCTCTACGCCGGCCGCACCGCGCGCGCCTTCTATCAGGGCGGCGTACGGTTCACGGGGCCGGTATCCGTCCGGCTGAACTACGAGGGCATCATCCTCAAGCTGCTCGAGGGCGCGCTCTGGTCGGCGTCGTCGGCTCTCGTCGCCAGCGAGACCTTCATCCGCGACCACACGATCAAGGAAGGGGCGACCTCGCCGAGCTACACGATCGAGATGTCGAAGGCGAACGTGCCGACGGCAAAGGTCATCCGCGGGCTGGGCGCTGCGGTGAAGTCGCTCACGCTCCGCGGCGGCGTCGGTGACGAGTCGCTCTGCCACGCCGAGGCCGAGTTCCTCGGGACCGACCTCGATCCGAACACGGGCGCGACGCCGGCGGGGTACGACCCGACCATCAGCTTCACGGTGGCGAGCTGCACGCTCAGCGGCAGCAGCGCCATCATCACCACGAGCAACGACTTCCTGACCGCCGGCGTCAAGATCGGCATGGCGGTGACCGGGACCGGGATCACCGCGGGATCCTTCGTGGGCCGCATCACCAGCGCGACCTCGATGACGGTGGTCGATGCGACGGGCACGCCGCTCAACATCACCACGCCGGGCACCGTGACCCTGACGTTCACGCTCGGCTACCCGTTCATCTGGCCGGTCCTCGGCAAGCACGTCATCACGCTGAACAACGGCGTCACGTCCGCCTCGTATCCCGGCGGTGCTCTGCGGGTCCGGAGCTGGGAAGTGAAGATCGACAACCCGCTCGCCGAGCGCTTCTATCTCGGCGCGGCGAACACCGATCTGCCGCTGCCCGACTCGCGGACGCAGGTCACGTGGACGCTCGAGGAGGAGTACCAGGACCTGAAGGCGTTCCAGGCCGCGCGTCTGTTCACCGACACGGCGCCGAAGATCATCTTCCAGGATCCCACCGTGATCCTCGGGGCTGCGGCTGGCAGCAAGCGTGAGTTCGAGCTCCGCAGCAACAAGGCGCGGTGCAAGTACTCGAACCCCGTGAACAAGTACGGCGTCATCCTCGCGACGACTACCCATCGCGCGTACTACGACACGGTCGACGCCAGCGCCATCGTCGCGCGCGTCCGCAACAGCGACGGGAACGTCTGATGGAGACGCGCAGGCTCGTCCCGTTCGAAGGCGGCGAGGTCGCGGTCCGCCGGCTGTCGCTGGTCGATCTGATCATGATCCGGCGCGCCGAATCGCCGGAGTCGGAGTTCTACGTGCAGGCGCTTCCGAAGGGGTTCGATCTCGCGGCCGTGCCGATCGCCGGCCAGGTCGCGATCCTGAATGCCGTGATGGAGCTCAACGGCGACCTTGCGCGCCAGATGACGGAGGTGGCCGAAGGCATGGCCACCTTTCCTGGAGGCAAAGGGAGATCTGGGCGAGGAGCTCGGGGCGCTCGCCGTCGACCTGGTCGAGATCTCGAGGATGCACCCGGAGAGCCGACCGCATCGGCTGCTAATGGGAGACCCGGCGGCGCTCCACGCTGACCGCATGGTCCTGGCGGCCGCGCGGAAGTACCGCGGCGTCGAGGCCGCGCTTGATGTGAGGAAGCCGGGCGAGCTCGGTATCGACGCGATCATAAAGCTGCTCGTGCGGCGCAACGTCCAGGGAGGATGAGCGCGTGGCAGCCGAGTCGGTCGAGATCCTCATCCGGGCCCGGAACGAGGCCAACCAGGCGATCGCGCAGGCTATTGGTCAGCTGAAGGGGCTCGAGCGCCAGGGCGTCAAGTCAGGCGCGGCCCCGCAGCTCCAGCTGGTGAAGTTCGCCGACTCGCTCGGGCTCATCCCGCCGAAGGCCGTCCAGGCCACCAGGAGCCTGCAGCAGCTATCGCAGACGTCTGCGCTGATGGGAGCCGTCGGCGTCGGCATTCTCGGCGTGGTGGCGTCGCTGGGCGCGCTGTCGGCGGCCGTGGTGACCGGCACGAAGAACCTGATCGACATGGCGGCCCAAGCGGAGCAGCTCTCGAACCTGGCGCAGAAGACCGGGCTGACCGCGGGCGCGTTCCAGGCGCTGTCGCGTTTCGCCGGCGAGGCGGGGGTCTCGACCGAGTCGCTCGCGACCGGGCTCAAGTTCCTCGACAAGGCGATCGCCAGCAACGACAAGACGCTGAGGGCTCTGGGCGTGTCCTCGCGTGACACCCAGGGCGCGCTGACCGAACTCGCCAACGTCTTCGCGGTGGCGCCCGATGGTCCCGAGAAGACGGCGCTCGCCGTGAAGGTGCTCGGCAAATCGGGGTCCGACCTGATCCCGGTGCTCAACCAGGGCGGTGCGGCGATGGAGGACTTCCTGCGCCGCGCCAACCCCGAGGGACTTGAGCAGGTCAACAAGGCCTTGCTCGACTTCGACCGCTCGGTCGACATCGTGCACCGCTCGATGGATCAACTGAAGGACGCCTTCCTGATCACGCTCTCGCCGTCGATCCGCTTCGCGGCCGACGCGATCCGGACCTTCATCACCTTCCTGCTCACGTTGCCGCAGACGGTCGTGGTGACGATCACGTCGCTGCAGATCGTTGGCAACGCCTTCGACGCCTTCGTGCGCTCGCTGGTCGAGCGGGTGCCCGGCGCGAGCCAGGCGCTCGCGGCGCTGGGCCTGTCGACGGCCGACGCGGCCGACCGGCAGGAGAAGGCCTACGGCAAGCTCCTGCTCCAGATCGACACGCTGGTCAAGCAGTCAAAGGACTTGGTCGACTCGATGACGCCGATGCCGCACGTGCTCGAGGAGGGCTCGGACGCGGCGAAGCACTTTGCCGATGGCGTGAAGACACTCGGGGACAACGCGGCGAAGACCAAGCAGTCGCTCGAGGAGATGCTGCGCGTTGCTGCCATCGGCACCGAGGGGACGGCGGCGGGGTTGCGTGGTCTAGGCCCGGGCATCGGTGGGGGCTTCCAGAAGCTGCCTGTCCCCGATCTGCAGCACGGGCCGACCGGCGAGTTCTTCGAGATGGTCGAACACCTGCGGGACGCGATGGACAGCCTCACATCGTCTGGCGCCATTGCGCTCGGTGCGCTTGATGCTCTACGCGTCGGCCTTGAGATCGGCTTCAGCTCCGTCTTCGTTGGCCTGCTCGACAAGACGCAGACGTGGGGAACCGCACTCAAGAAAATCTGGGATTCGATCCTGGCGTCGCTGCTCGCGGATCTCGGGGCGCGTGTCGGTGACAAGATCCTCGGGGGCATTCTTGACCCGGTAGTGGATTTTATCGGGAGGTTCATCCCGTTCCTCGAAGCTGGCCGCGCCCCGGGCGTGGCCTTCGCGGTCGGTGGTGGGCCCAGCGGGAACGTGCTGCCACCGGGAGCCAGCTTCGCGCGCGTCCCATCGGTCGCGAACGTGACCGTCGGTCCGGTGACGCAGGACCTCAAGGACCTCACGCGCTCCGTCGATCAACTGAGAAAGCAGATCGCAGCGCCGGCACCGCCGGTCAACGTCTCGATCCAAGCGCTCGACTCTCAGTCGTTCGACGAGTACATGCACTCCCCAACGGGGAAGGGACTCTTCGCCGAGCGCCGGCGGGCGCAGACTCGAGACTTCTGAGATGGCAAACGCGCTGATCTACACGCGCAACGCGATCGCGAATGCCGGCGTGTCGCTCAAGAACGGAACCGGGGGCGGCGCTCCTGCGCTCGAGCAGAATGCGGACTGGCCGATGAGTCATCTGCTCATCGCCGACCGCGAGACCTACTGGCGGACGTCGGCGGCGCCGCCGAACCCCGTCCTGGTCGACATCGACCTCGGATCCGCCCAGACGATCTACGCGGGCCTGGTCACGAAGATCCGGACCTACGGCGGGCTCGAGAACCTGTCGACGACCATCCGCTACATCTCCGGCGGCGGATCCTACGACCCGAACCCGGGGGCGTGGACCGATGCCAGCAGCGGCGTCGGCGGCAATGCCCACAACATCTCGATTTTCGCTGGGACACCCACCACTGGACGTTACTGGCGGTTTTCGATCGCCTCGGTCCGTGAGTTTTCGTGCAACCTCTGGCTCGTCAAGAGCGCCGACGTCATCGACCTCGGGCACGACTTCAGCGCCGGGACGACGCGCAGCGCGACCCGGCTACGCAGCGAAGTCACGACGCCGACCGGGCTGACCTTCGCCTTCGAGCCCGCCCAGGACCGCGGCTCGATCGTGATGGCGGGGAACCTCCTACTCCTCGGTGCCACCGAGGCGACGCGCGATCTGTTGCGCGACCAACTGACCACGCTCGAGAGCCGATTCATTGTGAGGCTCGGGGAGGCCGCGGCGACGCTTGTCGAGACGTCTTTGCCGCGCGGCGAGCTGTCCTGGGAGCGCGTGTCGGGTGCGCCTGAACTCTTCAACATGGCGATTCCCTTGGTCGAGCATCCATGAGCGTCGACGTCCAGCTGCTCATGCGAAACGCTCTCTATGGGATCGCTGGCGTCGGAGGTCAGACCCCGCCGCTGGTCGGCAACTATCTCGGCTCGCCATACGGGGCGGTCGTGGAGGACGCCGACCGACCGCTGTCAAACATCCTGATCCCGTCGCGCTTCCGGTTCTGGCGGACCTCGGTCTCCCCGCCGGGCACGATCTACGTCGACCTGGTCGGGCAGTCGACCGTCAACGCGCGCCAGGCGGGCGTCGCGATGATCCGCAAGTATCGCGGCGCCGGCGGATTCACGGGGGTCAACGTCTACAGCGGGAGCTCGGCGCCGGCCTCGACGCTGCGGCTCGCGTTGTCCGTCGACCCCGCGACGCAGAACGACGTCTTCGGAGACATCGGGAGCAGCGTCACCGCGGCGCATTGGCGCTTCGAGTTCACCGGCGTCGTGGGTCAGTTCTCGTGCAAGCCCTGGCTCGTCCGCAGCCTCGACACGAACACGCTCAACCAGGGAATGCCCGGGGCGACTGAGACCTGGCGCCGCGTCCGCGAGGATGAGCGCGTCGCATTCCTGGGCGGGAAACTCTTCAACGACCTCGGGATCGGTGTGGCCGCACGGCTGCGCGACTTCAAGGTGCCGATCACCGCCCTCACCGCGACTCAGGTAGGCCTCCTCCGCACGATCCAGAAGGGGAACTTCGTCTACAAGCACTTCGACGGGAACTACTACGAGTGCCGCATGTCGAACCCCGAGGTCAACTGGCGGCAGTTCACGGGCCCGAGCGTGCTCCATGAGACGCTCATCAGCTTCACGCAGGTTCCTTGATGGCCGCGACCGCCAACTTCCTGCGCGAGTCGCGACGCTTCGACGCGCCGATGGTCGCGCTGATCAAGGTCTACCTGACGTCGCCGAGCGAGCGCACGTTGTACCTGGCGCCGAGCTTTGTCGAGACGCCCGACTATCAGCTCTGGGAAGCGGGGATCGTGGACTACGAGCCGATCGAGGCGCCGGGCTCGGTCGGGAGTCCGGGCCCGGACCTCGCGACCGCGGGCGTCGCCCTGAGCGCTCGCCATGGGCTCGGGTTCCAGCCGATCACGAAGAACATCACGAACCTCTTCGTCGACTACGAGTGGCTCGGGGCGAAGGTCGAGGTCTACCAGTGGTCGACGCGGCTCACCGACTGGGCGGACGCCTTCTTGTCCTATACCGGCCGCGTCCAGAACTTCGTCGTCGGCTCCGATCGCTGCGAGGTGCGGCTCCTGCAGCGCGAGGACTGGAAGCAGGACGTCGAGCCGGCCGACGTCGCGCGCGATCGCTTCCCTCGAGCTCCTGACCGCTCGGTCGGCCTAACGCTGGGGATCGACTACGGGCGCGACGGACTCCCGATGCGCCCGCCCTGGCCCGAGTTCGCGAACATCAAGGACCTCGAGGCGGTCCACGGCGGCCAGATCGGGGCGAGCGCGCTCACCGTCGACACCGGCCGCGGCGCCGGCCAACAGAACCAGCGCGTCCTGATCGCGCGGCACGCGATCAAGGCGCACTCGGACCCGACGCTCGGGCTCAGGTACTACATCAAGCAGGACGGGATCCTGGTCCCGATCGACCCGACCGCGTTGGTCAACGCGGCGGACGGTGCGGGCTTCGAGCTCGCCGACGACTTCGCGGTCGCCTACTACCCGGTCAGTCCCGTCGACGTGCGCACGGGGACGAACGGCAAGAACCCCCGCTTCGCTCTCGACCCGTTCAACGAGACCAGCTTCGCCGAGGCGCGCTACCCAGGGAACGACTTCCTCGCCTGGACGCTCCCGGCGATCAATCCGCCCGGCACGATCGTCGAGGCCTACCTGGTGGTCGGCTATCAGTCGACGACGCTGTCTGGGGCGCAGGGGCAGATCCGGATCTTCCACACGCTTCCGCCCACCGTCCCATCGTCGAAGACCTTCAACCTGACGACAGCGGCCACGCCAACGGTCGCGCGATTCTCGATCGGCACCTCGTGGGGGAGCCAGGACAACAACGCGCCGCCGGAGAACACTGTGCCGGGGATGCCGATCCAGCCGTGGGACTTCAGCGAGTGCAACCTCCAGGTCTACGTGAACACGGGCGCGTCACCTCCGAACCCGACCTCGATCAAGGTCTACTTCGTTGGGATCCAGGTGAAGTACAAGCCGGCCGCGAAGATCTGGCGGCCCGCCTACGACTCGAGGCCGCGCTTCAAGGAGACGCACCGGAAGGAGGACATCGTCTATGCGCTGCTCCCGCGGCAGTGGACGCCGCCCGACACCGAGATCGAATCGACGATGTTCGGGACCTTCGAGGGGATGCAGGACGACGCCTCGGGGACCTACACCGGCACCGCGCTCGCGCTGATCGAGCGCCCCTGCGACATCGCGCGCCATCTGCTTCGCACCTTCGGCGGCCAGTCGGCCTCGCAGATCCAGACCGGCTCGAGCACGTTCGGGAGCTTCGTCGATGCGCGCAGCCTGAAGACGTGGCGCGGTGGCGAGCTCAAGGCCGGGCTTCAGATCGCGGAGAAGTCGGACCTAGGCTCGCCGCTCGAGTCGCTGGCGCGCGCCGGCAACGCATGGGCCTACATCGACCGCTTCACGGACAAGTGGCACTGGGTCTCGCACCGGGTCGGGACCGGCACCGTCTACGCGCGCCCGGTCTACCGCGACGACCTCTTCAGTCTCGAGATCGAGGGGATCCCGACCAGCCGCATCCCGTCCGGTATCGGCATCCGCTACGCCTGGGACGCCTTCACGCGGGGCTTCGTCGCGAGCACCTACGTCGCGGTCGGTGGATCGCAGTCGGGTCACCGCTACCTCAACCTTCGCGACGAGTCGCTCAAGGTCGAGGGCAACATCAACGACCGGATCGACGTCGACGAGGGATCTGCGCAGATCGCGGCGGTCGACTACGGATCGCTGATCGAGATGTGCCAGGCCGCAAAGGCGGCACTCGACGCGCTGACGTCGGGGGTCGGCAAGGTCTGGTGGATGGTGACCACGCCGCTCTCGATCGTCGCCGGCTACAACGACAAGCTGGACTTCAATGACGGCTCGGTGAAGGCCGCGACGATCGCTGCGGGCGACTACTCGAGTTTCGAGACCTTGGCCACCGCCGTCGCGGCCGCGCTCAACGCTGCGGGCTCGAGCGGCTGGACGTGCGTCTACAACCGCACGACGCGGAAGATCACGATCGACCGGAGTTCGGGGACGAAGACCCTGCTCGTCGCGACCGGCGCCAATCGCGACGCCGCTTCCGGCTACGTCGGCCTGGGCTACGACTCGGTCACCGGCGACGTCACGGGCGGCACCGCGGGCGCCTACGAGGTCGAAGAGGACCGCGTGATCATCGAGGCCGTCAACATGACGAGCGGCGGGATCCGCCTCCTCTTCGCCACCGGCACCTATGGGACGAACCAGGCCGCGCCGAAGTCGGCCGCGGGCGTGCTCGGGTTCGACGGCAGCTATGACCGCGAGCCGACCGGGAACCAGAACCACTGGACCAGCGACACGCCAAAGGGAAACCGCGAACTGGTCCTGCGCCGCAACGGCGAGCGCGTCGGGTTCTCGAGGGAGCTGCCATTCGACGCGCGCGCGATCTATGACACCGACACCGCGCGCCAGCTGCGGAACGAACTGTTCGACCTCATGTGCCGGCCGCGCGCCATCGTGCGCTGGGTGACGACCCGGATGCCCGACGTGCACCGCGGCGAGCTCGTGCGCCTCGACGACCTCGACAACTTCGGAGTCGCTTTCCCCGGCGGTAACGGGCTCTGGGCGAGCAGGCTGTTCCGGGTGATCTCGGTGGTGCAGCGGCTGGGGTCATCGTTCGAGCAGCTGATCGAAGCGGTCGAGGTGGAAGCCTTCGGGCTCGAGGCATTGAGCGAGGCGCTACCCGCTCCGGCTGCGGCGATCGTCGCCTGGTGGGACACGCGCGACGGATCGAACTACCAGAGTTATGCGCTGGCCATCTCGACGGACGGTGCAGACGTCTGGACTGACAACGGCGTGCAGCTCTCCAACGGCGCCGGCAACTTCGGAGGCGAGCCCCAGATCTGCCCCGACGGCGAGGGTGGCTGCTTCGTCGTCTTCCTGGCGCGCGTCAGCGGCGTCACTCAGGTCCGCCTGACGCATCTCGACTCCGGTGGCGGGCTCGTGGCCGGCTGGCCCTCGGGCGGGCTCGCGATCACGACCAACGCAGGGAACAAGAACACCGTCGCCATCTCCCCGGACGGCCTTGGTGGCTGCGTCATCGCCTGGTCCGATGGAGGATCCCCGCAGAAGGGGATGACGCAGCGGGTCAACGCCGACGCAACCTTCCCCGCCGGCTGGGAGTCACCGATCACGATCTTCACCGACGGGACGCTCGGGACGGGCGGAACACTGGGACAGTTCAAGATCGCCTCGGACCAGGAGGGCGGGGCGTTCTTCTTCTTGTTCGCCAGCTCGGGCGCGAACCGGAACGTCTACGCGCAGCGCGTGCGAAGCGACGGCAGCATCCCGGCGGGCTGGAGCACGAGCCTCGGGGTCCTTGCCCTTTCGGGCGGCTCGAGCTCGCCGATCCGGGTCGTGGGAATCGGCCTCGATGCCGTTCCGGGCGCGACGGTGGGGGCCATGCTGGCCTACATCGACAACGGTGGGGACGCTCAGGTTCGTCGCATCAACGCCGACGGGTCCTTCGCATGGGCGGCCGTGGCGGTGTCTTCGGCCTACACGAGCGTCAGCACTTTCGACGCCTGCTCCGACGGCCTGGGCGGGATGATCTTCACGTTCTCCGGAACCATCAGCACGAACTGGGAGACCAGGGCGCAGCGCGTGGACCCGGCCGGCGCGCTCAAGTGGGGGTCGACCGGCGCGTCGGTCATCGCGGCCACGCCCACCGCGACCACGAGCCACCTTAACCCCGTCTGCATCGCAACGGGGGACGGGGGCGGCGGGATCTTCATGCTGGCGAATGTGGTGAGCGGCGTGACCTTGATCCTCGCGCAGCGCATCGGTCCGACGGGCGCCGTGCAATGGGGAGCCAGCGGCGTGCAGCTGAACACCGGCGTCGCGAACTCCGACGAGCACGTGCTCGCCAGCGACAACTCGCAGGGTGCGTTCGCGATCTGGCAGACATCGACCAACGACCTCGCGGCCCGCCGCGTCGACCGCGACGGCATCGTTCAATGGCTGGCCGAGGTCGAGATCCGTCAGACCTCAAACGGTGCCTTTGATCCTCGAGCCACCAGCGGCGCGCTCGGGCTGGGCGTGAGCGGAGGCGGCGACGAAGAGGAGGGCGGGGCCGAGGGCGAGTTCATCACATTCGAGGGAGCGGTTCTTCCGACGATCTAGGGAGGGAAGTCGACCATGAAACGGATTTCAGCGTGGCTTGTGGCGGTCCTGCTCCTACTGCCGTCGATCGCCGACGCGGTGACCTGCGGGGTCTGGGCGATCAGGCGCGGCGACCGAGTCTCGAAGGAGTTCAACGGCGACCAGTCCGGCTATAACGCGGCGCTCACCTACGTCGGGACGTCGACGGGGCTGATCGTGATCTATCCGGGCTGCGGCGGTATCAACATCGCCTCGAGCGACCTGCCGGACAGCGCGCTCGTGATCAGGTACGACGGCGGGAAAATCACCTACTACTCGAACAGCCCGGCGAACGACATCATCGAGCTCAGCGAGGCGAACCTCACGAACGCGGCCAAGCCCACATGGTCCAATCCATCGATCACGATGGCCCCGGGCTCCAAGTGGTACTGGCGCGAGTACCAGACCCCGTTCACGAAGCGCGCCTTTCTCGAGAAGGATACGAACAACGTCGCGACCATCGGCTGCACCGGAATCGGCCCGCTCGTGTTCCAGCCGAACAACGTTCAGGTGATGCGCATGACCTCGGCCGGCGTGCGGATCGGCGACAACCAGACGCCCTCGACCCCGCTCGACGTCAACGGCACCGCCACCTTTCGGAGCGTCGTCACCTACGGGACGCCCGCGACCCTGGCTGACAACACGACACCCTCCGTAGCGGGAGGGACCGTCTTCAAATGCACGCCGGCGGGCTCGACCACGATCACGACGTTCACCGGCGGCGTGGCGGGCCAGATCATCACGATCATCTTCACGAACGCGAACGCGACGCTTCAGGACTCCGGCACGCTCAAGCTGGCGGGCGCCTCGACGAACTTCGTCAGTACGGCCGACGACACCATGGTCCTCGAGTACGACGGGACGAACTGGTTCGAGCTCGATCGGAGTGTGAACTGATGGACGGCGACGATCGCGGATTCACCGGCTGCGAGATCGGCGAGGACGGGACCATCCATGCGATCTGGATCGACGGCCACGTCCAGCCGATCCAATCGGCCGAGCCCCGGCCATCGGAGGAAGGAGCCTCCCAACCATGACCAAAGCCCTCTGCATCATTCTTGCCCTGATGGTCGCGAGCCCAGCCGGCGCGACAAACGTCTTCGTCTCCCCAAGCGGGAGCGCGGGCTTTCCTGGCAGCTCGGGCACGCCGTGCTCGATGGCGACCGCGAACGCCAACGTCCAGCCGGGCGACTTCGTGAGAATGGCGGACGGCACGTACTCGACGGCGCCGGTGCCGGCGACGTCCGGAAACTCAGTAAACCCGATTACTTACATGGGGAACCCCAGCAACTGGACGGCGGTCACTGTTCCGGCCATCAACCTCAACGGCCAGGACTACATCCGGTTCCGTTACTTCCAGTCGTCGTCCGGCAACGGGGCCGGCATGAGGCTCGACGGCACGCTGACGGGCTGGTGGCTCAGGGGGCTCACCGTTCGGGGCGACTGCCTGATCGGCGGGTTCGACGCGAGCTCGATGGAGTCCTGCCAAGTGGCGCCGCCGTTCGTCGGCGGAACGCTCGGCCACAACTATTTTGTCATGGGCGGGTGCCCGTTGAACGGTGGCGGTGGCGCGACGTTCAACTCCGTTGTGAACTACAACAACATCTATCTCCGCTCCGAAGCCGGTCACCAGTATTGTTTCTCCGCGGACCCGATCTTCAAGATGTGGGGCGGGGCATACACGAATCTGACCTGGACCAGCAACCGCGTCCTCGTGGTATTCGGTCCCGGCTCGGACGACACCAAGCGCGGCCTTTACCTCGCGTCCGCCCGCTACAGCAAGTTCCAGGGCAACTCGTGGCGCTTCATTGACAGCACCGCGGCCCCGAGCACCGCCAAGACGATCTGGCGGTATCGAGACCTCTGGCACCACAATCGCGTTCTCGGCGACTCGATCATCACCACGGCCGCCAAGGGCCCCGTCTACTTCTCGACCGACGGGGGGTTCGTGAAGTGCGACCCGCTCGACTGCCCGACCATCGCCAGCACGGGATGCTGCGGGCGCGACTCGGTTGGCTTCAACCGATACGAGGGGAACTTCTACAAGTTCGACGGGGCGCCGGGGATCAACTTCCAGGTCGGAATGAACGAGGACACGCTCCTGCGTAACGTGATCCTTAGGAACGGCGACCAGGTCGACGACAACGGCGGCGGCTCGCCGCTTCGGACCGGCAGCCTCGATGGATCCGGCGTCATCGAGAGCAACACCATCGCCACCTACAACACCAGCGACGTCGGCCCTGTCGACATGCCGCTAGGGATCTGGCGCATCCCGTCCACAACCGAGACGCCGGCGCGGCATCCGCTGATAGAGTTGAAAATCAAAAACAACATTTTCTATCGGAGCCGCACAAGCCAGAGCGGGACCTCGAACGGGTTGCGGATCAACCTGTTCAACGGACGCCCCTACGCGGTGAACTACAACCTACACTCGTACTACGCGGGGAACGGGTTCCAGGTCGCCTATCAATACAACTGCCCGGGATGCACCGGGCTCGCGCAGTCCGCGCCCGGGAGCGCTGGATCGTTCTACACGAACACCAGCCAGGAGTTTAACGGCAGATACGGCAGCCCGAAGTTCGTCGACTCGACCTTCGCCACCTTCGACGGCCATCTCGGCGCAGGGTCAGCGGCGATCGCCAACGGCGAGGGCGGCATCGACATGGGCGCCTACACGTCTGGCGGCGGCGGTGGCGACGTCACGGCCCCGGCCTCCATCACCACGCTCAGCTATACGGGGATGCAGGTCGCGGGATCCACGAAGACGATCACGCTCCTCTGGTACTCGGTCGGCGACGACGACCTGACGGGCACCGCGACCTCCTACGATATGCGCTATTCCACGGCGGGCCCGATCAACGCGGGCAACTTCAACACCGCGACGCCGGTCTCGGGAATGCCATCACCGTCGGCGTCGGGGACGCTCCAATCGAAGCAGGTCACCGGGCTGCAGCTGAACAGGGATTACTGGTGGGCGATCAAGGCGATCGACGAAGCGAGCAACGCCGGAGCGATCTCGAACGTGATCATGACGCACCAGCCGAGTGCGCCCTTGTCGACCGGGATCTGCGCGCCATAAGGAGGCAGCGATGAGCGAGTTCCGCGATGTGCGAGTGGAGGCCGTCCTGGTCGCGGGCATTGCCCTCCGCGCGGACTACACGAACACGCCGAACCGGCAGACGTTCTCGGCGGCCATCGACGCCTTGAAGGGCAAAACGTTTTACAAGACCGAGGACGGCCCAGGCAGCGATCGCTGGGTCATCACGTACTACAACGCCGGCAACGAGTCAGACCGCTACATCGTCAACGGCCAGGGCCGCGCGACGAAGCTCGTCGTGAAGTTGAACGAGCTGCTCGCCGGCGGATGGGATCCCGACGCTTAACCGATCAAGGAGGATCGCGCGATGTCGCAGATGTCCGATTACCTCGAGGGCCAGATCAGAGCCCACATTTTCCGCAGCGCTTCGTTCACGAAGCCGTCGGTGATCGCGATCGCGCTCTGCACCGCGGCGCCGAACGACGCCAGCACCGGCGCCACCATCACCGAGGTCAGCGGCGGGTCCTACGCTCGCGTCACGCGGAATCCCTCCGATTCCAACTGGAGCGCGCCGGACGCGACGGGCGGTCTCACGGACAACGTCGCCGCGATCACGTTCCCGCAGGCGAGCGCCAACTGGGGAACGATCACGCACGTCGTCGTCCTCGACAACGCGACGCTGGGCGCCGGGAACGTTCTGTTCTGGGGGGCGCTGTCGGTCTCCAAGGTCGTGAACTCCGGGGATACGTTCTCGTTCGACATCGGCGCCCTGGACATCGTCTTCGCGTAACGCCCCGTGTCCTTCACTGACGACTTCGAGCGGGCATCCCTCGGGACCGACTGGACGACGCGCGAGGGCACGCCGCAGATCTATGGCAGCTCGGATCTCGGCGCCGGCTCGAACGACGGCAACCTGACCCAGCGGAACCTCGAGACCTATTCAAACGACCAGTTCTCCGAGATCCTGATCTCGGCGATCAATGCCGGGGTCAGCGAGGTCACCGCCGCGGTGCGCCTCAATCCGAGCGGGTCGCTGACCGCATACCTGGTCCAGACGGACAACAGCACCTACATCCGCCTGTCGAAGCTCGTCGCCGGCAACTTCAGCGTCATGGTCTCGTCGTCGACCGCGGGGAACATCCCTGGCGTCGGCGATAAGATGAAGATCTCGGTCGCCGGGACCACCGTGAAGGGCTACAAGAACGGCACCGAGGTCCTGTCGACCACTGACACCGAGGTGACCACCGGGAAGCCCGGCGTTGGCTTTTTCCGCGCCGGCGCGCCTCCGCTCACGCGAGTGGAATCGTGGGAGGGAGGCGACGGCACGGGCCCCGCGGTGCTCGTCCAGGGAGCGGCCGTCCTGACGGCAGCGGCAACCGTGGCGGCGGCCGCGATCGCGACGTTCTCTGGAGCAGCTTCTTTGGCAGCGAGCGCCGTGGTCTCCGCAACCACCAGCGTGGCGCACACTGGCGCAGCGGTCCTGCCGGCGGCGACGAACATGCTAGCCGCGGGGACCGCCGCGCATACTGGGATCGCCGCTCTCCCGGCCGCGGCGACCCTTGCGGCGACCGGGGTCCTGGCGCTCCACGGCAGCGCGGCGCTGGCCGCGGGTGCAACGCTCGCGGCGATCGCCACGGTCGCCCACACGGGGATCTCCGCGCTCACCGCGGCCGCAACGCTGGCCGCCTCGGGGACGGTCACGGTCCCAAGCCAGGTGCTCGGGATCGCCGTGCTCGCCGCAGCGGCCACCATGACCGCGGCCGCTCGAGCAACGTATTCGGGCGCGGCGACCCTGACCGCGGCCGCGACGCTCCTGGCCGAATCGATGACGACCACCGCGCCGGCCCCCGTGCTGCCAGACCCCGTCGGGCAGTTCACCCGCGAGCGCATCGCTGAAGCGATGTGGTGGGGCGGCGGCGACCCCACCGGGAAGAAGCTCAGGAAGGCGCGCGCAGGAAAGTGATCGATCACGTCATCGAGTACTCGCAACCGGAGGCGACCGGAACCATCTCGATCCCTGTCGCATTCTCTGAGGACGCGCTGAACAGGATCCTCGTCGTCTTCATCGCCTGCGCCCACGCTACGAACGGTGCGTCGGCCGACCCCGTGCTCGACTGCCTCTACAACGGCGAGCAGCTGTTCCTTCGCCAAATCGGGGAGGGCTTCGGCGAGTTCGGCGCCGGCCCCTCGTGGGCCTACTGCTACTCGAGCGGCATGGCGACCGAGGTGCCGGCCTCGGGGACGCTCACGATCCCGCTCCGCGCGAACTTCTCGGCCACGCCGACGAACATCGTCGTCCACGTCCTCGGGCTTACGGGCGCCGTCTTCCCTGGCGTTCAGGACAGCGAGTTTCGCAACGGCAGCAACGCCGGCACGGTCACGATCACGAACGTCGCCCCGGTCGACTTCCTGGGGCTCATGGGCGTGGCGCTGCGGTCGAACGCTTCGGGGCTTCTGCCGGACCAGACCGGCGGGGAAGGGATCACCGGGAAGCTCGCCGACGCAACCGCCGGCGCCGGCGTCGGGGCCGTGCGTGGCTCGGTCTGGACCGCCCAGCTCGCCCCGAACTGGACCGTATTCTGTAATGCTGGCGCCGGGTTCCTGGTGGCAGCTACGGGGTTTTCCTTCCAAGGCGGTGCGCTCGAGAAGGTCATCCCGCCGCCGTCCGGGCGGGAGCCGCATAGCGCATACTGGAAGGCGGAGATGCGCGCACGCACCGGCATCGACTTCGACAAGAGGCCTCGACGTCCATGAAAGACTTCACCGTGAGCGTCAACGCTGCACGCGTCCTTCTCGTGCTGGAGAACGGTGGCAAGCGCGCCGCCTTTGCAATCCGCGACGCGGTGAACCGGACCGGCAGAACGGTTCAGGTAGAGGTCCGGGAAAAGGTCGAGCACGAGTTCACGACGCGCTCGCCGTTCCTCGCGCGCCAGGTCAAGTTCATCTCGGCAAAGCTCAGCACGGGCGTCATCGAGGCGCGGGTCGGAATCGGGATCGGACAGAGGCTCAGCGGAGCGCCGCTGCTCCTGCCCGGCTTCGAAGAGGGTGCGACGCGCGAGCCGCGGAAGGGCGCGCTGGTAGCGGTGCCGGAGGAGGCCCGGCCGTCGAAGCCGCAGGTCATCCCGGAGACGCTCTGGATCCAGCGGCTGCAGCTGAGGTTCCCGCGCTCGAGGCGCCAGACGCCCGGGGCCGTCGCGGTGCGCCGTGGCCTGCAGCGGACGTTCCAGATCCCCCGTGTCGGCATCCTGCAGCGAATCGGGACAGGCGTGACCCGGCTACTCTACGCCTTCGTGCGCCCCTTCAAGCTCGACAAGCGGCTGGAGTTCTACAAGACGGCCGAGCACGTGATCGACCGCGACTATGCTGCCAATCTGCGCCGCGAGATCATCCGGACCTTTAAGCACCAGCTGACGCGCTAGCGAGCCTTCTTGCCAGCGGTCAGGTCATCCATCGCGATTTGACCGCCCATCAGCCGCTTGAATGTTACGGCGTACGTGTGGATCGCCGGATTCCAGCGCACACCCACCGTGAACGGACTCTCCTGGGACGGCAGGAGCGGGACATACTCCACGAGTGCGGACTCGTAGGTGATGAGGTCGCCGTTCTTGTCGTAAACGTTCACCAATGCCGTCAAGTGGTCGATCGACTTCTCGCCGACGTTCTTGACGATTCCCTTTACGACAAAATACTCGCCGCCATCGCTCTGTCCGCCGCGCATTGATAGCAGGGCGACGTGGTCGCTCGAGGAACTTTTCGGAGGAGACCTGTCCGTCCCTTTCGGCGAGGCGGCCAGGACCGACTGGGCCACGTTCGCTGCTGGTAGACAGGCGACATAGTAGACAACGACCGTCATACACAGGCCGGCGAGCAAGACAACGGAGACAAACTTCATCTGGCGACCCTCCCTTGAGGTGCGGCCTCCCTGCCAGAAGGACCAAAGCGTAGCACGGTAATACCGTAATGGCCCGCCGGCGAAGTCGGCCCCATGTTTCCCGCCATGGGCGCCGGGAAGCTCCCCACAAACGACGCCGAGATCATCGCTAGGATCATCGACGTCGAGAAGGGCTTCGTCGACAACCCTGCGGACCGCGGGGGGCCGACCAAGTACGGCATCTCCCTCGGGTTCCTCGCCGACCTCCTCCCCGGCGCCAGCAAGGCCGACGTCCAAGCCCTGACCATCGACGACGCGGTCGAGATCTACCAGGCCGAGTTCATCATCAAGCCCGGATTCTCGAGCATCCTCGACCCTGTCCTGCGCTGGACCGTCGTCGACGCGGCCGTCAATCACGGACCGAAGCCGGCGACCAAGCTCCTGCAGCGCGCCCTCGGCGTGAAGGACGACGGCGTCCTCGGTGACATCACCCGGCACGCGATCTACCAGGCGGACCAGCGGAAGCTCTCCATCCGCGTCTGCACAATGCGGGCCCGCCTCTACTCGCTGATCACCTCGAAGAACCTCGAGGACAAGGACCGCGACGGGATCCCCGACAACCTCGAGATGCTCAACGGCTGGACGGACCGCGCGATGACGCTGATCGAGACCATCCTGGCGTGAACTGGAATTCGGACGCGATCTCGAAGTGGATCACGACCCGCGGCGGGGCCTTCCTGGTCGCTGTCGGCGTCATGGGAGCGCTCTGGACCGGATGCACCGTGACCACGGCTGCCATGGTGAGCTGGATCAATCGGAAACCAAACGAGAACATCGAGCGCACCGCGCGCCAGCTCGACACGCTCAGCACGACCGTGAGGGCGCTGGTCGCGCAGGTGAATGCTGGGGCCGTCCGCGATTCGATATTCGCCGAGGCGCTCTCGCACCCTCTGTGGAGCAACGGCCGCCAGCAGTCGCTGAAGGACATCCGAAACCACGACACGACGGGTCAGACCCCATGACCCACGCGACCCGGAAGAACCTCACCCTCGCCGGGATCGTCGGCGCCGCGAGCCTGGTGGCCAGCGCACTCGGGGTGCTGGTGAACTGGGCGATCGACACGGACGCGCGTCTCGGGAACGGCGACAAGCAGCGGGCCGCGTTCGTCCAGGCGGACAGCAGCCTCTTCGCAAGTGACAGCCTGCAGTGGCGCGCGATCGCGAGGCTCGAGCGCGCAGCTGGGCTGAAAGGTAGCCGGCGTGCCATCGCGGCGCCGCCGAAGCCCCCGCCACGCGAGGGCGTGTTGAAGAAGCTCTTTCACCTGTTCTTCTAACCCGGAGAGGACCGCCATGGACTGGCTCGTGCAGATCCCGACGTTCGCCAATGACGCACTCCCGAAGACGATCCTCCTGATGATCGGAGCCGGCATCCTCAAGAAGTGGCCGGCGTTCGTGAACAAGGCGATCCCGATGACGTCGACGGCGTTGAGCGCCCTGATCACCGTGCTCGCGGCGATGTTCCCCGCGCCCGTTCCGGCGGCGGCGCCGGCGAGCTTCATGGCGGCCAGCTTCGCCGGAGCTCCGATCTACCTGCCGGCCGCCTCGGCCGCGGCGCACGCGGGGTCGTGGATCTGGAACACCCTGGTCCCGGTCGGGTTCTCCATCGCCATGCACAGCGGTGCGAAGAACACGGTCGAATGGCTGCGCATGGGGCTGCAGCTGTTCTGGCCGGCTGGCAGGCCGCCGGTCAGATAGGGCAGGCGAGGGGCACCCTATCCGGGGCGGTCCAAAAGGCGTTTGTGACCTGGCACGTCCTCCGCGCTCGGGCGGGTGCCCCCAGCCTTGAAATCCAACGGGGTCGCTCGTATAAACGCCCCGACCACGGAGGGTCACAGTACGCGCGCCATTGATCGCCGCTGGGGAACACGGTTCGGCAGCTGGCTTCGTGACTACGGCGTCCCTCGTCTCTGCACTGATCTCTCGATCACGAAGAACTCGGTCTACGATTGGGTCAGGGGAAGCACTTCGCCCGATCCCCGCAACGCCATTCGCATCACGCAGCTGAGCAAGGGCCGCGTCTCCCTCGAGGACGTCTACCGGCATCGAGCCGAGCTCTCGAAGCCCGAGCCCTGACAGCCCTTGCAGATTGCCGTTGACCAGCGTCGGCCGACGCGCGCACATTCCGGCCCGTGAGCGCCGCCAGACTGCTGGACTCCTCCAAGACGCCAGTTAAGAAATCTGAATTGAGCCGCGTGATGAGCGCGCTAGGGAAGCGCGGTGGGCCGAGCCGGGCCCGCAAACTCAGCGCCAAGCGGCGCAGCGAGATCGCCAGGGCCGCAGGAAAGGCCAGCGGCCGCGCTCGACGGAAAAAGACGCGGTCCAAGAAAAAGAATCTTGACCGTTAAGTTCGCGGTGTGTGTTACTGCCCGCCAGGTTGCCAGCGTGAAGGCGGCCGCGCAAAGGAGGGCCCAGGTGAGCGACGTTCTGCCCCAGTGGAAACGCACCAAGCTCAACCTGTGGGGAATCGTGTACCAGGACCAGTTCGGCAACTTCGTGATCGTGGATCCTCATCGCCCGAAGGCGCTGGGAATGGAGCGGCGGATGAAGCGTCCGCCGACGATCTGCATCGCCACGACCGAAGACGAGCTGGAGAACGCGCTCGAGGAGATGCTGTTCGTGTACGAGCAGCAAACGACGGTCAACAGCCGCCATTTGAATCTCGTCGAGCGAGTCGATGCGGCGCGTGAACGGCGCGCTGGTCGCAAGGAGCGGTTGCCGCGGCTAGTACGCGCGGCGTAATCGAAGAGGTGCGTCAGGAGCAAGGCGGCCGGGGCGCCGGGTCCCGGCCGAAATCAAACGGCAGGGATGTCGCATAATCTACACGGCGATACCCTGTTAGACAGTTTTCGGACCGTTTGGTGACGTGCTCCTGACGCGACCTCCCTCACGCGAGGAGGAGCGTCATGAAGACGGCAGCGCCCGCAGCACCCGCCCACAATCACCCCAGCGAGAGCGGCGGAGCTCGCGTCTCCGCCACCGGGAGGGTAGCCGGCAGCCCCAACGCCGGCGCCCTCACCGGTAATCCGCCGTTCAAGCCCTGCATGATCTGCGGCGAGCCCAGCATCACGCTCGCCGGCACGAACGGGACGCAGCGCTGCGACCGGTGCTGGGAGCTCGAGCGCCGGATCGAGTGCGACCCCGATCTGGCCCGGAAGATCATCGCGCGCATCGACCGCGGTGAGGTGCGGCCATGAGCGGCGCGCCCTGGACCCCGCCAATCGACGACGAGATGGCCTACATCGACAGCCATCGCGAGCGTCGTCGTCGTTCACCAAGAACCCGCCTGACGAAGCCCATCACCCGCGTCGTCGACTTCGGGCGCGGCCCGGTCGCCGTCACGCTGCGACCGGATGGCCTGATCGCGTTCCGCGAGAAGCGGCGCCGCGTCGAGTTCTACCTGCCGATCGGGGCCGCGTTTATCCAGGCAGTCGCGCGTGCCGTTGCCGCTGAGAAGGCTGCGAAGAAGGCGGCCCGGAAGGCGGCGCGCTCATGAACCGCTCCCAGCGAGCCATCGACGCCATCGTCACCGCCTGCATCGTCTACGTCGTCTGGCTGATCTTCGTCGCCTCGACGATGGGCGGTGGGCGTTGAGCCCCTGGCAGGGGGCACCCCGCAAGCCGCACGTCAGCCCCAGCGCGCTCGATATGTACCTGCGATGCGGCGAGCAGTACCGCCGCGCCTACATCGAGAAGGAGAAGATCCCGCCCGGCGTGGCGCTGGTGAAGGGCGGGTCGGTGCACAAGGCGGCCGAGGTCAACTTCGCGCAGAAGATCGAGAGCCACGTCGACCTGCCGGTCGGTGATCTGCTCGAGGCCGCGGCCAGCCACGTCGACCAGACGCTCGAGCGCGAAGGCATGATGCTCACGCCCGACGAGGAAGGCCGCGGGCTCGCCAAGGTGAAGGGCGAGCTCGTCGACCGGGCGACGGCGCTCACCAAGACCTTCCACAAGCACATCGCCCCAACGGTGCAGCCGGTGCTGGTCGAGAGGTTCGTCCGCATCGATCTGCCACGTCATTCCCACGACCTGCTCGGGCGCCTCGACTGCGTCGACGACGGCGATCGCGTCCGGGATCTCAAGACGTCCTCGAGGCGGAAGAGCGAGGACGAGGTCCAGCGCTCCGACCAGCTCACGTTCTACCACGCGGCGATGAAGAAGGAGACCGGGCGCGAGCCGAAGGAAGTCGTGCTCGACGTCCTGGTCGACACCAAGACGCCGGCGGTGCAGACGCTGCGCTCGAACCGGACGCAGAACGACAAGCAGGTCTTCCTGAACCGGCTGAACTCGATGATCCAGGGCGTCAACGCGGGCGTCTTCCCGCCGGCGCCTCTCGGGCACTGGTGCTGCTCGCCGAAGTTCTGCGGCTACTGGTTCACGTGCCCCTACGTCAACAGCGAGCGCACGGCCGCCGCGGCCGAAGCGCAGGAGGCTTTCGTTCCATGACCAAGCGATTCGAGTTCGAGATCGAGGCCGGCCGTCGCAGCGACGACCACGGCCTAGTCCGCTGGCAGGTGTGGGAGCTCGACGTCGACGGGAGCCGCCACGCGAGCGTAGCGAGCGGCTTCGGTAGCAGGTGGTCGGCCACCATGGAGTTCGAGCGCGTGGCACGCCAGGCGTTCGACGAGGCTGACGAAGCGGCGTCCACCATCGCGCCCGTCGAGGCCCTGGTCGTGATTGAGGAGCCTCCCCCGGCCGCGGAGGTGGCGTCGTGACCGTCGCCACCACGAAAGCCGTCGCCGCGTCGAACGACATCGGGCACACCGCCGGCGAGCTCGTCTCCGCCGGCGTGCAGCTGATCCAGATCCGCACCGAGAAGCAGCTCATGGTCGCCGTCCAGCGGCCGCGGGATGAGGAGCGCTTCGAGGTCAAGCTGATGACCGAGGCGGCTGAGGCGGGCGAAGACTTCTACTACTCGATCCCGTACAAGGAGCATCGGGCCGACTGCAAGGATCGCCGCAACTGCAGCTGCCCCTCGACCATGGTGGAGGGCGCCGGCGTCGGGCTGGCGCGGTCGGCCGCGCGACTGTGGGGCAACTGCAGCGTCGAGACCACGGTCGAGCAGGACCTCCCCGACTCGTGGCTTGTCGGCGCCTGGTTCGTCGACTTCGAGACCAACTACACGAAGCACGAGACCAAGCGCGTCTCGAAGATGAAGGTCCTGAAGGGCGGCCGCACCGTGATCGCGAGTGGCAAGGACCTCGATGTCGTCTACCAGCAGGGCGCGAGCAAGAT